ATGGCAAATCCTAATATTTCGCAGTTATTGACAACAACACTCAATAACTACAAAAAAGATGTTACTGATAACATCTTAAACTTTCACCCTTTACTAATTAAATTAAACGATGCAGGAAATGTAATTCGTGAGTCTGGCGGTGTAAACTTCAGACAAAATTTAGCTTATGCTTCTAATGGCACGGTTCAATTCCAAGGTGAATATGACACCATGGACACTACTCCACAAGATACACATACTGCTGCTGATTTTGAGCAAAAAATCATTACTGGTACTATCACTATGACTGGTAAAGAAATGAAGCAAAACGCAGGAAAAGAAAGAATTGTAAATTTAATGGAAGAAAAAGTTAAAAACTTAGAAAATTCATTAAAAAATACTATTGGCACTGCAATTTATTCTGATGGTACTGGTGCAGGTGGTCAAGAAATCGGCGGTTTACAATTATTAGTTGCTGATGATCCGACAACTGGTACAGTAGGTGGAATTGACAGATCAACTACTGATGGCGCTTTCTTTAGAAATAAACTTTATGATTTCTCTGTTGAGTCTGTAACTAAATCAGCTACAACTATTCAATCTGCTATGAATTCACTTTATAGAAGATGCCAAGCACAAGCTGGTGAGCAACCTGATTTAATTACTGCTGATGATGTGAATTTTGGCTTTTTTGAAGATTCTTTACAAACTATCCAGAGAATTTCTGACAGTAGATTAGGTAAATTAGGTTTCGATGTATTAAAATACAAAGGAGCAGAGGTTTATTATGATCCAGAATGCCCAGCTAATCACATGTATTTCTTAAATAGTAATCATCTTAAGTTACAGCATTTAGGCGACTTCTTAGAAAGAGGTGAAGTAACTAGACCAGTTAATCAAGATGTTTATGTATTACCAATCACAGGTTTGATGAACCTTACTATTGATAATGCAAGAGTTCACGGTGTAATGATCGACTAATTAACAGGGAGGGTAAAACCTCCCACAATTTATTATAAATATGTCAAATTTCAAAAGTACAGAAAACACAATCTACAATCAAAAGATTGATGAAAATTCTTCAACTAAAAATGTGCCTTTAGGTACTATTATTAAAGCAATAGATAAAGATACTACTGATTATGGTATTGGTGAGTTTATTTATCTAAAAGGTGTTGCTTCAACTGTTGTAGGTTCAGCGGTTGTTTATAATGCTGATGACTTCTCAACAACTTTAGCATCTGCTAATGCTGTTGGCCCGGTAGCTTTTGCAATGGCTGCAACTGTTGCTAATGAGTATGGTTGGTATCAAATCGGCGGTAAAGCTGTTGGCAAGGTTGCCGCTTCTTTTGCTGATAATGCCGACTGTTATTTAACTTCAACACCAGGCACAATTGATGATGCTGATGTTGCTGGTGACTATATTAGAAGATGTAAAGGTGCATCTGCTATCGGTACTCCTTCAGCTGGTTTAGCTGAATTAGAAATTGCTAGACCTGAGGTTGCTGACGGTAAAGATAACTAATTTTAACTGCTAGGGGGGGGTAACCCCCCCCTAGTGCAATTTTATATAATATGACTAAACAAGATTTTAAGAAAGGCGAAATTGTAACTTTAGATAGAGCAAGACATATCAAAGAGAATGGTTTTAATGTAGCGTTTTTTGAAAAAGAAATAGAGACTAAAAACGATGGCACAATAGTAAAAGAATATATTTCTATTTACGGATCTAACGATAAATATACTAAATTAATCAGACCATCTGGCGAGCAAAAATTTGTCAACAAGATGGGAGATAGTTTTTTAGTGCATGATAACGAAAGATTCCCAAATGCTTATGAAGTTTTTAAAAATCTAAAACAGTCTTTAAATAAAAAATAATGACACTATTAAGCATCTCCCAAGAGATATTGCAACAGACAAAATCTGCAACAATACCAAGTACGATTATTGGTAATAACCAGCCTGTTGCTATTCAAATTTTGGAGGTGCTTAAAAGATCAATCGTAAATCTTTCAAGATCTTACGATTGGCAAGAACTAACAAAAGAATATAGTTTTAATGCAGTTGCATCTCAGAATAATTATTCATTACCTACTGATTTTGACAGGATAATTAATAATTCTTTCTGGAATACAACCGACAAGGAAGAAATGATTGGCTCTATATCTCCAGAAGATTGGAGGGATCTTGTAAATAGTACTGTTGGCTCTGGTGCGGTCAATGAATATTATAGGTTTAGAGGTGATGAAATATTAATATTTCCTACCCCAACAAGTACAGATGGTTATGTATTTGAGTATATAAGCAAAAATATTGTTAAAAGTAGCGGTGGAACTGGTCAATCTGGCTGGCTTGCTGATACTGATGTACCTGTAATAGATGAATTTATATTAAAATTAGATGCAACCTGGAATCTTCTTAAGGTACAAGGCAGACCTTATGCAGAAGATCAAAGACAAGCAAATTTAGCTTTGGCTGAAAGGGTGGGAATAAATGCTGGTAGGCATACGATAAGACACTCAGTTACAAGGCTTAGAAATGGTAAAATTGGTTATCCTGAAATTATAAATCAATCATAATGGTATTAGAGTTATTAAGACAATATCCAGGACTACAACAAGAAAGAGTAGGGCAAGCATTAAGAACTAATGTCGCTGCTCCAACTGGTGGTCTTAATACTCGTGACTCATTATCTCAAATGGAAGTAACCGATGCTCCAGAAATGAAAAACTGGTTTCCATCTCAAGGTAAAGTAGTAACAAGAAAAGGTTATTCAGTATATGCAACAGGATTAAATGGTAATGTTGAGACTTTAGCAGAATTAAGAGATGGCACAACTAAAAAATTTATTTGTGCAAATTCAGATGAGATAAACGATGTTACAAATCCTGCCTCAATATCTAATTTAGGATCAGGTTTTACAAATGCTAGGTGGCAGACAGTTAATATGAATGGTAATCTATTATTATTTAATGGAGCAGACACGCCACAAATATATAATGGCAGTAGTTTAAGTAATTCAACTATTAATGGTACAGGATTAACAGCAACAGAATTAGATGGTTGCAATGTGCATAAAAATAGACTTTATGTTTGGTCAACTGACGACTCTTGTTTCTTCTATGGAGCTACAAATACAATACAAGGAACTTTTACTAAATTTGATCTTGCTGGCATAGCTCCTTATGGAGGTAATTTAATTGCAATGGCAACTTGGAATCATGATGGCGGTGATGGTGTTGATGATTATGCCCTTTTCATAATGTCTAGTGGTACTGCTATATTATATGATGGCTCTGACCCTTCTGATGCCAATAATTGGAATTTAATTGGTATATATAAAATAGGCGAGCCATTAAGTGTAAGATCAATTGCAAAAGTGGGTGGAGATGTTGCGATAATGACAAGACCTGACTTTGTTTTCTTTTCAGAAGTATTTAAGAATGGTGGTGCGGTAACTTCTCAAACCAAACTATCTGGGGCTGCTTTAGATTCAGCCAATGCTTATTCTTTAAATTATGGTTGGGAGGTTGTTTTATATCCAAAAGCTTCTATTGGTGGCTGGTTGTTTTTTAATGTGCCAGTGGCAACTAACACAACTTATATCCAATATGGCTTAAATACAATTACAGGAGCAGGATTTGAGTTTTCAAATATGAATGCGAGAACTTGGGGATTATATGATAATAACTTGTATTTTGGGGAAAATGGGTCTATAATGAAAGCGGATGATGGCTTAAACGACAATGGGAGCAATATTCCTTGCACAGTACAGGCTGCTTATTCTGATTTAGGTTCTCCACAAGAAAAAGTAGTAAATGAGTTTAGAAATGTAATCAATGTTGATGGTAATGTTGTTTTAAATACTACAATTAGTTTTGATTATGGCTCTAGGGCAGTTACTCAAGATGTTAGTAGTGTTTCATCTGGCACGCCTTGGGGTTCTCCTTGGGGTTCTCCTTGGTCACCAGCAAATTCAATCAGAAATGAATTAGTTGTAACTTCTGGTGAGGGTGTAGCTTTAGGAATGAAAATATTTGTTGCCTTAAATGGTCAACAGCTTAGTTGGTACAGAACCGACTATAGTGTAACAGTTAATAATATTTTATAATGGGGATTGGTAAAAGTTTTAAAAAAGCAGTAGGAGGGGTAGCAAAAGATATTGGTTTTGATAAAGTGGCAGATAAATTAGGTGTTAATTTCGCTCTTATACCAGATTTTGGAATGTTAGAATCGGCTGTGGATACAGCAAATAGAGCTGAAAGGGCTAAGGGCGGGACTGGTTTAACAAGAGAACAAATAACGACAGCTAATTTATTTAAAAACTTAACCCCAGAACAACAAAAAGATTTATTATTAAACAATCCAAATATTGTTGGTCCAGGTGGTCGCCAAATATATGACCCCCTAACCAACACAGTAAGAATCGAGGAATCACCTTTTCAGCAAGAACAAAGAGGGAGACAGGAGGCATTGGCAAAAAGTCTTTCATCTCAACTACAAGAAATAGAGCTTCCAGACACAGACCCATCAGCAAGATTTGAACAAGGGAGGCAGTTATTAGAACCAGCTTTTACAGAACAAAGAGAGCAATTAGAGCAATCTTTAGCAGATCGAGGCATTCCAGCAGGGAGTGAAGCTTATGCAAGAGAATTAGACAGGTTGCAACAATCACAAGGTAGGCAATTACAACAATTATCTTTTGAGTCAGTACAAACAGCAGAAGCCCAAAGATCAGCAAGATTTAATGAATTAGCATCTTTACTTGGTCAGGCTCAAGTAGGTGGAGTAGGTTTTGGACAATTCCAACCTCAATTTAGCGGTTTAGATTTATTCGGTGCAGAACAAGCTGGCTTAAATAGAGCTTTTCAAGCAGAACAAGCTAGAAAAGACAGAAGTGCGACACAAAGAGCTGCTATGATTGGAGCTTTAGGAAATCTCGGTGGTGCTGCTATAGGAATGATATAGGAATTTTATAAATAATTATGGCGATAAATAGAGAATTATTACAAAGAGAATTACAAAGAGCAGGACAAATAAGACAGGCTGCTGCAAGTGGAGAAGGTTTTGATCCTCGAGGCGGTTATGGAGTATTAGCTGCACAATTAGGAACTGCTGCAATAGGTGCTTTTGCTGAAAAAAAAGCAAGAGACAAGTTAATGGCAGAAAATGAAAGAAGAAAGCAAAAAATGGGCTTGTTATTAGAGCAGAAGGGGATTTCATCTGAATTTGCTGATTTATTATCCCCAACAAGTCAAGATGCTTTAGTGCAACAAATTATTAAATCTGAATTAACTCCACCTACTGCACCAAAATATGATATAAGAGAGAGTGAAGGGGGTTTTGTAAGGATTGA